CCAGGCATGCTGCGGTTGGCAAAAAACTGGTCGCTGTTGCGCTGGATCGATAGCCCTTGCTGCGCCGCCAGGCCGCAAGCGTAGATCGGCGACACGCCGACCAGCGGGTGAAACAAGCAGGCTGCGCGATCGTGGATGATCTCGCTCGCCGGTATTGCCGCCACTTCCTCGGTCACGGTCGCGAGGTTGTCTACGCCCAAACGATAGAACACGGACCCGTCCGGCGCGATCAGCGGCGTGACGCGCCACGGGTCGAGCACATGCATCTGCCGGACCAGTTGCGCCCCGTCCCGCACCTTCAGGACGTAGGTGTTGCCGGCCGGTCCGAGCTTGGAGATGATCCAGGCTTCGATGAACTGCTGCCTGGTTTGATACCTGTTCGGCTTCTTGAGCACCGGCGAGAAGGCGCTGCTTCTCACCTCGCGCCAGATCATGTCGGTGCCCTGCTCTACGAGTTTCAGTCGCATCTTGCCGAGATCGCCGGCAATCAGCGTCAGGCACGTATAGACCGCCCAGTTCTGCAGCACGCGATCGGTATTGATCGGCGTCTCGTCGGCCTGCCACGCGCCTGGGCGGAAGTCGAAGATTGACCAGGTTCCGCGACTTTCCATCGGCGGCGACAGCGTCATGGCCTGCATCTTCGGCCGGAAGGCGGCAGCTACGGCGCTCGTCATGCGCTTGAGAGCGTTCGTGACCGGATTCGCCATGTCGGCCTATTCCTCGGCCTTCGGCGCGACTGTGCGCGGCCTGCCGCGGCGACGAGCTGGTTCTAGCGGCATGTCCATCGCCTCGCACACCAGCTTTACCGGCTCGGTATCCGGCATTACCTCTTGCGGTTCATCCTGCGGCGCCGGATCGGCCTGCGCCCGCTTCAATACAATGAGAATGCCAGCGTCTTTCTCGGATGCCTGAAACAGATCGCCTATCTTGCGATTCTTTCCGGCATAGGTGAAGTTCACCATCGCCACGAGCGCACGCATTTTCATTGCACTGAATGCTCCAAAGGAAAAACCCGGAAACCGCTTGCGCGGCTCCGGGCCAGAAACCCGCGGAAGGAGGAGGTTCCCGCGGAGGTGGGACTTGTTACGATGCAACGCCGCCGTAGCCCGCATCGCCAACATAGGCGACAGCGTGCGTGCGGCGCTTCTGGTAGTTGATGCGGCGGATAACCCGAATCGCGGTCGAATCTTCTTGGAACATGTTCGTCGCGTTCGTGGTCGTCATGCCGACCGGCGTATCGGTTGCCCCAGACGGAGAGTTGTCCTGCTCGATCGTCGCATCTCGCGAGAACGACACCTGGATTCCGCTGTCGCCAATCTTCCAAATCTCATCGGGCTTGAGCATGATGACGTCACCGCTGCCGACGTTGTCACCGAACAGCAGACGAAATCCCTCGATGGTTCCACCTTCCAGCGTCACGCCGTCGAATTCCGGTTGACCGAGCGCATTCTTGAGCAACTTCAACGCGAGGCCGAGACCGTGCGACGTTACAACCCAGAGGTTCCTCGCATTGCGCGCGTCGATGAACGTCTGCGCCAGAGCCGAAAGATCGGTTCTGATGTTGTCCGCAGATGTTCCTGCGCTTGTCATTGCCGAAATGCCGTTCAGAATCCCCGCAGGACTAACGCCGGAAGAGGCGGCGGTCGCCGACAGGAACGTCTGATCGACACGTTGCGCCAGTGCATTCGCGAGTAGATCGCGGATCCACATCTCGGCAGACGGCTGCGAATCCATCAGCAGCTCATTCGACGCAACGGCAATTGCCGCGACCTTGAGCGGCGTCAACTCGACCGAGCTCGCCGAACCGGACGTTGCCGGGATAGCCTTGGATTCTCCAGGCCAATAACCTGTAGCTGCTCCGTCCGTGCCTTTGATGACCACACGGGCCGGCACTTCACGCAGCGGCAGGCGATCGAACACCGTCAATCCGTACAGGTACTCGAGGAAGTCGCCGGTGTAGCGGGTGTCGGACTGCGCCAGCTCCGCGCCCCACTCGCCCGAGCCCGTACCAGCGCCCGGAACCGCAGCCATCTTGATGACGTTCACCAGGGTAGGATTGGTCTTCCCCCAGCGCGCGGCAGCAATATCCCCAGCACTCACGAACCTGCCTTGTTGCATTTCCGCGTAAGCCGCAGCGTTTGCAATGATTCGTCGAACTTCGGATTGACCCTGGAATTTGTCGTCGAGGTCTTTCCCCTTGAGGAAGACCATGCCGCCGCCGGTGTACGGGCGCACGGAATGATGGATGGCGCGCGAGTCGTTCTGAACGACCGGAGCGGCCTCGTTGGCCATACGCAGTTCGAACTTCTTGTCGCGCAGTTGATCGTCGAGCGTCACCAGTTCCGAATCGATCGAATCGAACTCGGCGCGCAATGCGTCGCTCGGCGTTTCCCTCAACTGCATGCGAACTTCACCCAGCCGTGTTTCTTTCGCGCGTTTCTGCTCCTGCAGATCCGCGACTTGAGCGTGCAACGTAATCATTGGATTGCCTTTGAATGACCCGGAGACGCCCGGCGGTAGAGCGCTCATGCGAACCCCGAGCGCATGCTGATTGCCTGACGCGGCGGGCAGCGCTGGAGTCGATAGAGCAGGAAGGGATGCGCGCGCGGTTGCGCCCGCAGTGGATTTAGATTCAGGTTCGGCAATGGCAACATCGGCAAACCCGGCGGCAACGGCATCCTTCGCCGACATCCAGGTTTCCTTGCGCATCATCGTGAGCACGTCGACGACCGGCTTACCGGTGCGACGCGAATACAGTTCTGCGACCTGGTTATCGATCTGGCCGAGCAGGTCGGAGAACTCTTTCATGTCCGCGGCGTTGCCCATGACCATGCCGGACGCGGAATGGATCATCATGAACGACGCTTCGCCGAGCTCGATCCGGTCGCCGGCCATCGCGATGATTGATGCGGCAGAGGCCGCCATGCCGTAGACGCAAACCGTGATCTTTCCCGGATGCTCCTTCAGCATGTTGAAGATCGCGATGCCTTCAAAGGCGTCGCCGCCAGGGCCATTCACCAGCAGGCGCACCGGACCTTTGCCGACCGACTTGAGCGAGGTGCGCACCGTATCCAGCGTGTAGTCGAGCCCCGTGATCCCGGTCAGCGCGATCTCGCTCGGCTTCGCCAGTAGTTGCACCTTGTCCCAGCGCGCAACCGCAGACGCCGGCGCCTTGAAGCGCAGGCCACTCGGGCGCGCGTCAAGACGTATGAGCGGCAAGGAGGATCGATTCATTTCTGGCGCTCCAAAAGAAAAAGCCCGCTCGAGGCGGGCTTCGGATGTTTCACGTGGAACTGGCTAGATCAACAGGATGCGGTAGTTCGTTTCAGGCTCGGCCTGCGGCAGCATTCCAACCGCCATCGCCAGAGCAACCATGCCGTCAATTCGTCCGCTCGCGCGCTTCTTGTCGAACTTGCGCGCGCCGGAATCGCCAACGATCTTCGCGTTGTGCGAGCACATATTCAAAATCGGATTGTTGCCGTGCTTCAACTGCGCGTTGAGCAGTTTCACTTCCAAGTCGCGTAGCGCCGGCGTCATGCTCTGGAATCCCTGACCGAACTCGACGAACTTCTCCAGCTCGCGTTCGGTGAATCCGGCCTTCTCCAACCACGGCAGCAGAAACTTCATGTTGTAGCGGTCGAACCCGATCTTGGCGATATCGCAACTGTCGAACACGCCGCGCAGGTACTCCGCCACGAACTCATATTCGATCGCCTTGCCCGGCGTCGTCAGCAAGTGGCCCTGCTTCTGCCACAGGTCGTACGGCACAAGATCCGTCTTCGCCTTTTCCGCCAACCCGATCGACGGCAGCCAGAAGGCGCAATGAACATCGCCATCCTCGGACACCATGACGAACGCCGTAAGGTCCGACACCGAGGACAGATCAAGGCCGCAGTACCAGCGCTTGCCTTCCAGCGGCGCCGGCTGCGCCCCGTTGGCCTGCCACACCGCACGCGACACGAACGGCGAGCTCGCCTCGACGCGCTGATTCAACCCGTAGTTTCTAAAATCAGGCTCGTACGCCGGCATCTGCATCGCCAGCTTCGCCTCGGCCTCGACATCCGCCAGCGCCTTGAACTTGCCGAGCGCCGGGTTCGCCATCGACCATGCGGCTCGGTCATCGAGCTTGCAATCCACCGGCGCCGTGTAGAGGTGCTTCACGTAGCGTGGATCCTCGGGGCTATCCAGCCACACCGAGAACAGATCAGCATCGGTCGGCGCCTGCGTCGAGATCGCAATCAGCAAGGCATCCCGGTACGCGCCTTGGGACGTCGTAATCGCCGAGACGAATTCGCTGCGCGGGCCGCGCACCTGACCGACCTCGTCAAGAATCGCCAGCACCGGCGACAGACCGAACGCCGTCTTACCCTCGGCCGAGATCGCGTGATACTCCACGTTCATCACCAGCCCGACCAGCCGCTTGGAGCTCGGCACGATCCGCACCACGCGCCGCAGATCCGGATCCATGTTGACCATCTTGCTCGCCAGATCGAACACGATCGCCGCTTGGTCCCGCGAGTGCGCGCCGCTGATGATCTGCGTATTGCGCCGCGCTTCCGGACCCGCCACATGGGCCAGCAGGATTCCGGCAATCAGTCCCGTCTTCCCGTTCTTCCGGGCAACGCTCAGATACGCGCGCCGCGTCGAATACGGATTATCGTAAATCTCCAGAATGAATCGCCTCTGGAACTCCTCCAGGCGCATCGGCTTGCCGACATGATCCCCGCTTGGGATCCGGCAATGCTTTTCAATGAAGGCGCAGACACGCTCGCCGCGCGTGCGCTGGACCTTAGCTGGCGAGTAGACTTTCCTCGTCGTCGCTGATTTCTTCATGGACTTTGCGCGCCTGCCGCTCGGCCTTGCGCGCGTTTGCCTCGTCCCGTGGCGTTCCAGCCGGAGTTCCAGCCAAGCGCAACGCACGCATCAACGCCATCTCGCGCCGCGCTAACCCCTCGAGCACAGTTACTCGCGGATTCATAACCTGGGTGCCACGGGCATTCAACAGCGTCGTCCCCTCGTCCTGAAGGGCTACTTGCTCGGTCTCGATGTCGTACTGAGTACGGTCTAACTGAGCCGCGACTACAAGGTCGCATTCTGTCCAATCATCTCGCGCCCGCGCGCGTACTATCCCATCCCAAAACGGCCGATCCTCGACCCGTAGCTTGCAGTGCGCCGGTGGATCAAG